GCTAGATCGCGAGGCTGCGTACTAGCAGTAACAGCACCTAATCTCATGAGTGTTCTATAGTTACGTTGAATAAGTTCGTCACAAGCTTGTTCTTGAGCAGTACTATTACTAAACCAAGACTCTTTGGAAGTGACGCCATTCTTACCGGTCCAGGCGGATGTATTATTAAGATACTCTTTTTGTCTGCCCGCTGGTGCACTTCGTATATTAACGTATCCGGCGTCATATAGCGCCGGTATACCGAACTGATACTTACCGATAAATCCAAGAGTGTTTTCTGCTCGATAGTTATTACCGGATTCTCGTCTACCAATAGTGTTCTTAAGTTCTTGATACTGCGCGTCAGTAAGTGATCCAATAGCTCCGCCGGTAATTATACTCACGGACTCTTGCTGTGAGAGTCGTTCTCTTAGCTCATTGGTAGATAACGCACCTTGAGGTGAATTAGGAGAGTTGTTAATACCTCCAAGCACACCGAAAATAACTGGGTACTGTGCTACCGCTCCATCGGCAAAGAATCCAACTACTTGTGTACCTACCTGTATACCTGTAGGAGAAATACCTCCACCGTTAAGACCGGCGCTGGTGGTCGGCTGTAATACTGTAGCCCAGGGTAGGTGTTCGGTTAATACATCTTGAGGGTTTGCAGAATGGTAGCCGTGACAGCGTACTCTAACCCGACCCAACATTAAAGGGTCGTTATTTGCTTCAACGGTACCTATAAACCACTTAAATCCATCCGCACCCATAAACTTGGTAATCATATCATTACTCCTGCGCAGTAGTGGCTTCGAATGATTGAAGTACTGGAATACTAATTTGATTTGAGTTGGTGTATAGTCTATCGTAGTAATCGGCTCGTCTTAGTGAGCTTTCCTTCACGCATGTCATATTAGTAAAAAACTCAAACTTACCGCCGGTGTTTTGTATCTCATGTGAAACAGCACTTATAATATACTTGCCGGATAGATCTTCATCAATTCTTTTTGCTTGAGACTCTGTTATAGGCATGTTATCAGGAAACGCTAGCTCTACCAGCTTACCTATATCATGATGCAACGTACCATATACCCGAACAAGTATCGTACTCTCTTCTAAAATAACAGTGAAAGGGCTACTATAAAGCAAAGATACGTTTGTGTTATCCACTCTTTCTGGAATATACGCGTTTGGAGGGGCGTATGGAATTAGGTATGTGAGATTACCTAGTGCGCGTACCTTATCAATAAACGTGTTGGAGCCTCTCAAATCAATCGAGTTTAGTCTAGGTGCGGTGCTGTTCGCTAGTTCTTTTGCCAGAGTAATATTGCGTATCTCTGGCTTCTTCTCAACAAGATTATATGAGACTACACATGTGTTAGCGTAGCCGTATGATAGTTTTAGAGCGGCGTTGAATCTATGAGGCTTGATGTATGATATGATGGACGTCTTACCATCTCTATCTGAGCTAACATCAGACTTATACTCATACTTTACTGGTGTTGTTTCGATATTGCGTTGTATGATATTCTCAATACTCTCGAAGTTATAACCCTCAAAGTTCTCATAGAACGTAAATGTAGAAGTAACAAACTCTCTATTGTTGTAGGCTTGCGCTGCTACAATCGCGATCTTTTCGAAAGGCTTAGTTTCAGTAAACGCGTAGGAAGTCTCACCAGTAGTATCTTCGAAATTTACAATTGGTCTTTCGGTTTGCAATTCTTTTTCAAGAATAGTCTTAATGATATTGGTGGAGGTATTGGCGTAGCTTTTACTACGCATGGCTCCGGCGTTAATAAGGTTATCTACCGATCGTAACTCAATACGAAATACTGAGCCAGACGATTGCTCTGTTAGTGCTTCAGTATCGACTGTGTTAACGATAAACTTATACTCGAGCTTTTTTTCTGGTAGTTGCGTAGACTGCGCAGGTTGCGTCAGATACACGTGAACGAATTCTTCACCGATCAGCGCGTTAGCGTTCTTACCCAGAATATCATTACTATCCGCAATCACCAGATATCCATATACTGACGGAGATGTAATATCATCAGCCAGCGTCATGGACACGATTAGTGGTTTGATATCAATCTTTCGAGTGCCATCAAATCGTTCTAGTTCAATCTTATCGACTATAATCGCTGATGGGTCGTTGACCGCCCTTACATCATTATTCATTTAGTTTTTTTTCTAACTGCTGATCTAGAGTTTGCACGACGGCTGGTTGTAGAACATCGATGTTCTTTTTTTGTTCATTAAGTTGTTCTTCATAATCATACGCTGTGATGGGTTCATAATCACCGGCGTTTTCAATATTAGCGTATGTGTATGGATTAATAATAATGTTCTCGGTGAGGTGCCTGTAGTGTACAATAGTAGCCAATGCTTCTGCAACAGACCCGTACTTGGCTCGTATGAAGTTCTCAAACTGTTCTGTTGTGAGGTACCAGTCATAATATGGATCAATTTGATTATTAACTAACCTAAGAACCCAATCATAATTGCTATTGTTATAAAGGTCATTGGCAATCATATCAGCCCGTTCACCTTCTTGCATGGTGAGCGGCATAAACACGAAGTTGTTTTCTATAACCGCTGGCTTAACAGTCACCCTAAGCATAATGTTTTTGGCTGGCGAGCCTTTATAGACAACCTCAGGAAAGTTTTTAAAGTAATTAGATGACATCTTAGTCTCCGGGATTTGTAGTTGTGCCGTACTGACCACTGATATCTTCGAAGTCGTCGCGTAGTAGTGCTTTAATTTCCATGAGTTCGATATTAAGTCGGTATACTGCTGGTGCACCGGTCTTTGCAAAGAAGGCTGGTTCGCCCGAGCCAGTTCTATTCAAGCTGAGTTGTGTAATTACACACGGTACTGTAGGCATGGAGAATTCTTGTGAGGGTCCTAGAATCTTATATTCTATTTCATTTGGAAACTCTAGAAACAAACTATTAGTGCTACGCTTAGGTAGCATGGCATTACGAAGCACCCGTACAATGTTCTCTACTGAACGGCTTTCTTTTTCCGTCTTGGGTGCTAGTGTCCAGTTGTATTCAGCACTCTAATATTTACACCAGTAAAGAGCGCTGTTTGGTGTGGGTTGTAAATAAGACCCGTACCTGCTGCAATCGAGGCGGCGACAGGGGTGTTAAAATTTCCTCTTCGTAGCGCCTGTGAGGTAAGATTGATAGCGCTACTATAAAGAGCCGCTCCCATTATGTCTGATAGATTAGATGGTTCGGTTACATTATTAACGGCGGTTGTTAGTCTAGCTATAGCTCCAGACGCGGATTGAATGCTATTAGGTGCGTCTTTTATTTCTCTAGCGGCAACCGCGATCGCATTGCCGATATTACCTAAATCAGTAGCATTATAGCTAGCGCTATAGCGCTCTTCGATATTAACAGGCACTGGTAATACCACAGCTTTACTGATATTACTACCAGTCAGTACGTTGTCAGATAGTGTGCTGCCACCATTGTTATAAGAGCGGCTACGTATAGTGATAACCATCTTATGCGGAACAGCTTCGATATCGTCTGGAAACTTATCAATTCCGATCGGTCCTAGAGTACCGTTTCTGTTTCGATCAATCAATGAACGCGCGTTAGTAACAAGTGATCCGGACATGGCTTCTTCTTATAAAGGTAAGTATACACCAAAAAACCCTAAAAAGTATTTAGGGAATGCAAGTAACATTATTTATAGGTCCCTTTGGGAAAGAAAGTTTATGATATACCTCGACAATCACCCTGATGTGGTTGGGTGGGCTAGTGAAGAGTTTAATATTCCGTATATCAGCCCTATTGATAACAAGATACATCGATACTTTCCAGACTTCTTAATCAAGCAGCGTAATCGTGATGGTAATATCGAAGTGCTTGTGGTTGAGATTAAGCCTAGTAAGCAAGTATCTGAGCCGGTGTTAAAGGGACGTAAAACAAAACAAAAAATAAACGAAGTACTTACTTACTCAATAAATACTAGTAAGTGGAAAGCTGCGGAAGAATTCTGTAAAGATCGCAACTGGAAGTTTCTTATATTAACAGAATACGAACTAGGAATAAAATAATCGTATGAGTCAGTCAATAACAGACACTCTTGCATCTCAGGGGTTAACGAGAAGTCAGGCTGTCTCGGGCGGTAATATTCGCCCCAACCTATCCACTAATAATACAGAAACCGCTCAGACCGCGGTTAACAATCTTAGAGCTAATCTAGGTGTTAACACCGCCAATGCAAGGCCACGTTCAGGTGAGGGGTTCAATCTCTCCAAGTTTATTGCTACCGCTTCACGGTTAGGTGGATTTGTTAATCCAGCTCACTTTCTGGTTTATATAACTCCACCGAAGTGGGTTATTAGAGAATCAAGACAAGAGGCTGCTAATAACTTTAATAATGTGCTACCCTTTCTTTGCCACCGCACTCAGATTCCTGGTGTTATATTCAATAGTATGATGGTAGCTCAATATGGATATAGCACGCCACAGAAAAGACCGACTCGACCAGTATTTGAAGACGTGCAGCTAGACTTCTATTTAGACAATACAGGTGTAGCGCTGAACTTCTTTACAAAATGGCTTCAAGTGATTATTAACTATGACCCTGAAGCAATAGGTGGTAAGAATACTCGAGGCGGCTTCTACAACGAAATATCCTACATGGAAGACTACGCCACTCAAGTAGACATATACGTTTTTGACGCCACATCAGCAGAAATACTTCACGTCAAGTTACATGATGCGTTTCCGTTAAGTGTGGGGCGTATCGCTTTGGATTGGAAGTCGAGCAATAGTATTTCTACACTACCCATATCCATGACGTATCGAACATGGTCGTCTAACTATTTTACTTCAGCCAATATTGATGATCAGTCTCTACGTAATCTAACTCTAGGTAGTTCTCTACTGGCGGTCGGTAATGTTGGTGCACCGACTAGTGATACTATACCAAATAGTGATAATGCAATTGACCGATATGTTCGCAACGGTGCATCTATATTGAGAGATATAATAAGTATCTAACTCTTAGAAGGTTTATAATATGCTACCAAAGATTCAATACCCTATTTTCTCTCTCAACCTTCCTATCAGCAATAAGACTGTACGATACAGGCCCATGCTTGTTCGTGAGGAGAAGATGCTTCTTATCGCTAAGGAAGGTAAAGAGATTAATGATATTATTAACAACCTCATTCAAGTTGTTAATAATTGCTTGATTGATAGTCTTGATCTCGAAAATCTACCTATCGTTGAGTTTGAATACCTCTTCCTCAATATTCGTGCGAGATCGATTGGCAGCACAATCGAATTAAAATATTACGACACATATGATCGCAGCATCGTTCACGATGTTATGGTTGATATCGATGATGTTAGTATTAAGATACCCGCTGGATTTAATACTAAGGTTATGCTGAATGAGTCTCTAGGGGTTATGCTTAAGCTGCCCAGCGTAGAAATGATACGATCATCTCCGCGCGAAGAAGATGTGGAAACTCTCGGTATCGGTTTCATCTGCAAGAGTATAGATTATATCTTTGATCAAGATCAAGTATACCGTGCGGCTGATTACTCCGCCGCTGATCTTCTTGATTTTATTGAGTCTCTACCACCCACGCACTTCAAAGAGCTAGAATCTTTCTTTGAAAACTTACCGTCTTTTAAGTATGAGACTTCTTTTCGCAACAGCCGTGGAGAGGATGTTAAAGTAACACTAACACGGTTAGTGGATTTTTTTTAGTAGCGCTGAGCCACACTGAATTGCAGTTTTATTATGCAAATATATTTGCTCTGGTTCAGCACCATAAATATTCCATAAGTGAAATCGAAGATCTCATAGTATATGAGCGCGACTTGTACGTTGGTATGTTATTGAACTATCTTGATAAGCAGAAAAATAACACCTAATGGCAAACAATAATATTATAAGCCTGCCTCCGCTACCTCGCGTATCGAATGTAAATTTTCAAGCGGGTATCACAAACATACCCGCTAACAGCAACATTCCACCTGCAGCGCCGGCGCCAGTAGCAATACCATCGGCAACAACATCGACCCCTGCTAATAGTTCATATACGCCACCGAGACCAGCTCGCACTCGAGGTAACCGCACAGCTTCTCTTGGTAGAAAACTTACACGGTTTACTACTGGTGCTCTATATGGGTTTGATTCTCCTATCTCTCAGAGATATGCTGGGGCAGGAGCAAGTAAATCTCCTCGCTTACTGCAAGCGGAAGGTGGTAAAGAGCTTGAAAGAGTTCAGGCTGCGCAGTCTGCTTCTGTATTAGAGGGTATTAGCGAAACTCTACTACGCATTGAGGCGTCTTTAAGCAGCTTGGCTAATATCATGACTGCTAGTAGATCAGCTAGCGGCGGTACTACAGATACACCTACCGGTGGTGGTATCGGCATACCGAATGTCCTTGGAGGTTTGGGTAGTGCGGCAGCAAGCGGATTACGAGCCGCGGCGGGAGGTGTTGCCTCTCTTGCTACATCCGCGGTCGCTCTGCCTGCGCTAGCAGCTGCTGGTACGATAGGTACCGCCGCTATAGTGGCAAACTCGTGGCGTAACTGGAACAATCTAACGGACGAACAGCGCGCACAAATCCGTGCTCAGGATAGAGAGGCAGCTACGGCGGCACCAAGCACTGTAGGAGCTGAGCCTGAAAATGATCGCGAGAGAGAAGTACAGGCAGCGCAGCGTGCACAAGAAGAGCAACGAACCGCAGCAGCTGGTACACAAACTGTTGTTGACCCTGAACGTCGAAGGCTCATGGAAGCTGTTGCGCAGCAACGAGCTCGTGTAGAGAGATTATCACCGAACTCTACATTACGACGTGCTGCTGAAAATGGTCTTGCGGCCGCTACCAAGGCGCTTAATGAATATAATGCTAAAAATCCAGAGCGCGCGCCACAACAAGCTTCATCAGGTGTGGATGATAGTCTTGACAATATTGCTGGTAGATTAACAGCTACGCAGCGTAATAGACAAGCTGCTGATAGAGAGCTGGATGAGTTTACAGAAAGGTATGGTACCCCTGATACCACTCGCACAGTGGCTCCGGAACCTGGAAGTAATGTCGATTTCTCTCCTTACCAAGTTGCTGCATACTCTGATCCGGAGAGACAGCGGCAGTACGAAGCACTTAATAATAGATCTGCAGATCTAGAACGTGATGAGACCAGACTGCAGAGACAAGCTCAAGCAGCTGTAGTGGGCGCTGGTGAGACTAGAAATAGCTTACAGCTTGACGGTAGCGGTGCGGAGAATTCTTTTTCTCCAAGACAAATCGTCAATATGTTTGAGGCTTTAAGAACTCGATTTAGAGTATCGGAAGAAACTCTGCAGAGATTTGAAGCACCGGCAGATTCTAGAAACTTTATTCTTGATGCAACCACAAACAAAAAATACCTACCATCTATCATTACTATGTTTAGACAGCTACTATCAGCTGATCTCGAGAGACGTGGTAGGTCACGAGATGACGCTACAGATAGAGTTGGACCTGAACCTGTACAGAATATGGAGAGACCGCCTGCAGCTGACGATAAAGCGGTCGCGGAAAGAGTGAGCGGCACAAGCGCCAGTACTGCAGTTAGTCAGGCAGAGAGAGTGGCACAAGCGCTAAGACAAACTACTGGTGAATCGCCTCTTAGAGACTCTGCTGGTAATATTACTGCTGAGAGCCGCGCCCAGGCATTAGCAAATAGCGCACCGGGGCCTAATGTTGTGGCTATACCTGTACCTGCTGGTGGTGGCGGTGATGCTGGTGTAGCGCAGCAGGCTGAAGCACCAGCGCCGAGTAATAATGGGAGAAGGGTGGCAAGGTCACCTAGGACCACGCCACCCTCCCATCCACCTAGACCTGCTGACTTTATTTCGCCAGCAAGGTAATTAGTCTTCGCGAGCTAGTCGCTTGAAGAAACTTACATCCTCATCATCCTCATCTGCAGATGATGCAGGAGTAGATACTGCTGTTGGAGTAGTATCAGGCTCTTCCCATGGAGGAGAAGCATCAGCAGCGCGCTGCGTACGAGGCTTCTCAGCAGAGCGAGAAGTAGTATTACCTAGAGCCTTATCAAGACGAGCCTTCAGTTCATCATAAGTCTTAAAGTTCTTACGATCAAGGAACTCTTGTAGAGAGTACTGCTTGTTCCAGATTGCTTCTAGCTCTTCATCATCAGCCAGCGTAGATGGAGTTTCAAACTCAGACTTATCGTAGTTGCGATAACCATCAACCTGACGAATACGAAGACGGAAATTAGCACCTTCCCAGAAGTCAAACGGGTTAACAGTCTCTTCACCTTCGAACTCAGGGTTCATCTTATCAGTGATCTTATCAAAGATCTTCTTACCGAACTGATATAGAAATACCTTACCTTCGTTATCTGGGTTACCTGGATCACGAACGACATAGATGTTTGCGATATAGTGAAGGCGACGCTTCTGCTTACGTACCTGTTCCTTATCAGCATCAATGCCAGAATTCCAGAGCTTTGTATTCAGCTCCGATACAGGATCTGGTTCGCCAAGAGTAGTTAGTGACTTCTCGATGTAGTAGCCACCTGGGCCTTGAAACCCGTGATCCCAGATACGAATGAATGGTACATCTTCGCCCTTTGGTGAGGGAAGAAAGCGAATAATAGCCTGACCGTTACCAGCCTTATCAACGGTAGGCTTCCAGAAGCGAGTATCTGGGCCGTTATTGCTATTTGTCTGATTGGATTGTAGCTTGTTCAGCTCTTGAGTTAGCTTTTCTAGATTAGCCTTGGAGCTGCGCTTTAGAGAGGCGAAATTAGTAGACATATATGTATTCTCCGTATGTTTCGTATATGCGTGTATTAGTATATTCACTATATCATAACAACAGTGTTATTTAGCAGTCGGCGAAGTGTTCTAGAGTCATCTTCTTGAATTTAAAGACGTCGTACTTCACAAAAGGTTCATACTTAATTAGTTTTGTGCGCACGATAGGCCATAGAACAGTATCGTCAATGTGCTTAGTCCAGTACGGTATAAACTTTACCAACCTGTTAAGAATGATTACCGTCTCTGCCATTACTGTACCTTGCTTTAGCGATTTTAGTAGCTTTGGGTAATTGCCATCCACTACTTTTAACGCACAATCTAGCTTTCCTTCAATGCGTTCCAGATCACTCTTATAAAGGTACCCTAGAGATTCCTGCCTAGCTTTCCATTTATTGTATACCTCATCACAATGCTTATCCTGCGTAAGATCACCAACCCAGGATGATTCGTTATCGATAAAGTTAGCGACGAGGAAGTTCTCTATGTCCTTCTTCTTGGAGAGCTTATAGAAGAAGTACTTGTCGTGTCGCTTTTCAAACGTTTCCTGCTTTACGCGTACTTTACCACCGTACTTAAAGTAGTCATAGGACTCGGTGGTAAAGTGCTGCTTGATAGCAAGATACTTTGTATAAGCTTCGAAAGGAGTCATATCGGCAGGCGATTCGGCTTAGGTAGAAAGTTTAGATCTTCTGCTTCTACTTGAATCTTTAATCGAATTAGAGCTGAGCTCTTAATAATCTCACCTACAGCATCAGGTTCAAGATTATTCTCCTCACAATATAAAATTACAGCGTCGATATACCCAATATGCTTTTCAGCTACAATCGATTCTATCTCACGCAGTATTACGTCTGTGGTCCTGATCTTGGGTTGCAATGTCACTCACCTCATAAAAATACGAATCATCGGTCTCTTTACGAACCATATTCTCAACTGAATATACTGTAGTATCGATTTTATATCCAGGGTTGTTTTTGATTCTTTCCTTAGTCCAAGCGCTATCATACCAAATGATTCTATTATTTGGATAACAATAGAAATTTCCGTTATCTACTTTAAAGAAGTGCCCGCATTTATGCTCCGGTGTTTCGGAGAAGTTTGTATCCAGTACTGCTTTATTCTCAAATCCCCAATCGAGGGTAAACATATACGTACCTTCAATTCTGGATCCGTCCCAACGTACTAACTCCGCTCTTAATCCAGCTAATCTAGCTCTTACCTGAACATCAACGTAGTTAGAAAAGCAGTCCCAGTACATGTGGTGGAATAACGGCTCTACTGGAGCAAACCGCTTCCAGCAAAAGGCTGTGATGGGTCTTCGCGTCCAGTTTACACCATTCTCGAGAAAAGCTTCAAATAATGGAACTCTTTTCTCTATCGATGCTACACTATGAACATCGCATGGTGTATATTCACCGTGACCACTCTCGTGGTTAAACATAAATTCATTGCGAATAAAGCATGTAATTGTGGGGATGTTGTGATTCAAATATGCCATGATAATGTCCTTATAAGGGGAGTGATTCTGTTGCTAGGTTCACTCCAAACCCCAGACTACGCGGCACGTAATC